GTTTGCTTCAATGATGAGCCTCTGGTAGAAGTCGCGATTTCTCTCGACTAGCCAGCGACCATCTGCAGAAGCAGGTGACCATACGGAATATCCTGAGCCGTAGCCTGCATTGAGCGCGACCTGAACCATACGAATGATCATCTCACGGTCGATTTCTGCTTGTAGCTCATAGCTCATAGCATTAGTCAACTCGGTATCGATGTCGATACCATTCATATTTTTCAAATCTTGTTCAAGCTCTACGGACCAGCGAGCGGCGAGCCTACGGGTTCCAGCCTCGACTGCAGTTTTCTCGAAAGAAACTTCAATCTGAGGAATGTTACCAGTAAGTTCGAACTGACTCAGAATCTGGGCAACACCTTTGTCCGTTTCCTGCATAGTAAATATGTCGGAATAGGGTTGAGAGGCGGCAGCACCAGAAAGCTGAGACGAGGAAGTACCCGTGTATCGTGTGTCGAGGAGCTGATAACCAAGTTCAGCACCATTAACACGCGCTTGCGGATTAGCCATGTTAGCACCTGCATTGGTTCCACTTCCGTCCACGCCAGTATTACCTAGCTGTTGAGCCAGATATTTATAACGAAGAGCAAAAGCAAGACCAACCGGACCACTCATGGGTTGTACACCTACAATCTCGTTGGTGATTAGTTCGGGGAATGTTCTACGAATCATCGGAATCAAGATCTTGGGCAGACGAGCATCTCCTGCGGCATAGTTGTCACCAGAGGTGATCTTGCCGGGGGGATTGTATGCACCGCCAATGCTGCTTCCAGAACCGAAAACACCACCGTTACCGGAAGTGTTACTTTCGCTGACGTTGCACCATTGCTCTTGGTTTTCCAAAAGCATGGCGGTATTCAGACGGGTATGATCGTCTTCGATAGGTCTGACAGAATCAGACGTATAATCGAGAACGGGTGCCCATTTTTCTAGAAGGGTCTTGGCGCGACCTTGATTGATGTAACTCGCGGGAGGAGCGATACGCTTACTCATTTTATTACATTCTCCTTTAAAAAATCGACCAGTGACATGAATGCCACCATAAAAGTCTCAGGCTTGCGCCTCAGAAATTACCAGCGACTAAGCTCGTTAACATAACCAGAAGTTGATCCGTCATCTTCGGAAGCAGGTTTTTCCACAGCTTCTTCGACTACGACACGATCAACATTCTCAGTCTGCTCTACAGCTTCGTCGAGTATTGTTGAAAGACGCTCCTCTTCAGTTGTATTAAAGAGTTTAAGAGTGTAGTCGTAGTTTTCATTGATGAATTCCGCACTTTTATTTCCCATAAGTTTCTTGATGAACTTCTTTTTACTTTCAGATAGTTCAGCCGTCTTCTTTTCGAGAAGCAGTGTGGCATTCATCGTATTGAGTTCTTTTTCAAGAACTACGCTGCGCTCTTTTGCGCTTTCAAGCTCTTTACGAGCTTCATCTAATTGTTTCTTGCCGTCTATGATTGCCTCACGAATGCTATCTTGAGCAGTCGCAGCATCAACAGACAGAAGATGACGAACCTTGCCGAGAATATCTGTAGCGTGGCGATTGCTCACCGAAATTTTGATATCTTCTGCAGGTACAACTTCATCAAGATATGCCTCTAGGTAGGTGCTGATATCATTGATGGTTTCAGTTTTAAAAGTTTTTGCTTCTCCAGAAAGAGCATTGCTATATTTTTCAACAATAGCTTTTAGTTTATCGGAATGATTGCTGTCAATTGCAGCAACAACCTTGTTTAATTTTTTGATATGATCTTTATCGATTGCTTCAACAAGAGCTTCGAGCTTCTTGCTGTGATCCTCATCTTGTTCGGCCAAAGCTTTTTCAACGTGAATTGCAACCTTCTCATTCACACTAGCTTCAAATGCTTGTTGAATATCATTGAGAGTTTGTTCGCTAAGAATATCTTTCGTGGCTTCTTTAAGTACATCAACAACATTTTTGCTCATATTATTATTTATTTATTTCTTGTTAATTTTTTTACTTTTTTAACTCTTTGACAGCAGATTGTATGCGATTTTGCAACTTAATGTCCAAAACCGATTGAAGAGTCTTTTTGGCAGAACTATAGTCTTTTTCAGTGAGACATTTTAGAAAGTTGCCAATAAGTGATTTTTCTTGAGGAGTTGTCATATTATTATATATGATATTTATGCACGAGTGCTTAATTTTCTAAAGAAAAGAACAACTTGTTCTTTTAAAAAGTTTTCCACATCATTACGGGGCAAATTGCGTAGAGCATCCCCAAAACTATCATATATCTCTTCATAATGACCACTTTCTTTGAGAACAAACTGCTTGCTTTCCAAAATGCCATCCACAAATGCTTTGGGAAACGATGGATCTGCAACACAATCCACAGCAACCAGCCGCAAATCGGTTACTCGGTTCACTCCATTGCCTGATTCGGAAAGTTTGCCCAGCGCACGGCTGCTCATTCCCACCTTTACACCATCTTGAATTAGACTTTTAACAATCAAACCCATAGGAGTACTGAGCACTTTACTTTTTCCGTAAAAAACATTTCCATCTTGACGCAATTCTGTGACCATGTGACAAACTCGTTCCAGATTTACTGTGGGATTTTGAGGGTGATCCAATTCGCCCATGCTGCGATTGCTCTTGATCATTTCATCATTGTAGCGTCCCACTTCTCTTGTCATCTCTTCCAAATTATAAATTCGTCGATTGCGGTTGGCCTGCTCTGCCATCATATAAGGACCTTTGATATAAAGCGTGGCAGGCTGATTGGGATTCTTTTCTTCCAACACATATTCGAAATCATCATTTGAGGCAGGTCGTTCCACTATAAGTTTTAGTCCATCGTTCATCTTTAAATATTTATATGATTTGCTTATTTTTTCGAGGGGTTTATTTTTAAATCTTTTTCAGTTATGATCAGGAACTGCATATCGTGGGAGGATGCAAAGGCACGAGCTGCATCCCATTTTGCACAATTTGTTACATAAGTCATTTGTTCATAGAAGATTGTGGATTTTCTACATTTGCTATTTGTAAAATCTGGCTTCTGTGTTTGTTTTTCAGGTTTTATTTCCACAAGATATTTTTTATATATTTCTCCCTCTTTTATCACCATATTCAAATCAACATAATACATTCGGTTGGTTTTTGCAAAAGGATGAAAATATGGAATTTTTACGCTTTCACTGGCCCATCTTGTGACATTAGGATTGTCATCACAAAATCTGAAAAATTTTAATTCGTAAGAGGAACGATAAATTATGGGATTTTTTCCCACATATTTGTCTGTGTTTTTCGGAACATAAACACCTTGAATAAATCGGCTATTTTTTTGTAATGGGATCATTGTAAGTACTTGCTTGTCAAGCAATTACCCTACCAGCATCTGTACGGGGGAGGCATCGCCTAATCCTGGAGCAGAACCCTCGTACAATCTCTTTTCCAACTCCTCTTTCTCTTTCAATCCTTGTGAAAGCACATCATTATAATTGAGTTGACCTCCTCCGAAAAGATTAACAGCAGTATATTTTCCCCGAACATGACCCACTGCAATTTTAGTCAAAGCAAGGGAATATTGCTGAACCCATTGTTCTTGGATCAATTGTTGTACAGGTCGTTCCACATAACAATTTAATACACCATAAAATCTGCGTCCTGAACCGGGTGTACGGGGAGGTGGATACATTTGCAAATATTGGGTACGTTCATCAAATTTTATTGATCGATTGATTGCCAACAATTTTTCTCGATTTTTCATCCAATCTTTTAGAATATACCAGCTGATAAGATCAAATCCATAATTGCCCATGCTGTAACTAAAATATGTTTGTTGAGCAAGTGTTTGTTCAATTGTGAAAAGAGTGTTTACTCCATCACTACTTCCCTCTTCAAAATATCTTATATCAATAACTTTTCTATAGGTGTTGATCAAATAGTCGTAACTATTCATAATGGAAAGTTGATCGGCAAGATTTCCTTTTGGATCTGCTTCAGCAACTTGAAATGCCAAAGGATTTTTAGTGTCTCCAATTACCATATTTCCAATCGTGTACATGCTGTTGATGGAAGTGTTGCGAATATCGTGACGAAAATTAAAATCAGGAGTTAGGCTGAAAAGAGTATCCAAACTCC